AAAGAATTAGTCTATGCATTCTTCAATGAAGTTACAGCAGATTCAAGAGTTCAAAGACCAGAGTATTTAGGGGGGGGTAAATCAAATATTATGATATCAGAAGTGTTCCAAACAGCAGGACAATTACAAGATACAAACGCTCACATATCAAATACACCCCAAGGTACAATGAGCGGAAACGCTTTAGGATTAGGAAATACAAACACGTTCAAAAAGAGGTTCACGGAACATGGCTATGTTATTGGAATAATGTCAATTTTACCACAAGCAACCTATATGCAAGGCATTCCAAAGGACTTTCTAAAGTCGGATAAATATGAGTTCTACTGGCCACAATTCGCTCACATAGGTGAACAGGAGATTGACAGCAGAGAGTTATACTTTGATTATAACAATGCTCCATCTTCGGAGGTATTTGGATATACTCCGAGGTATGCAGAATACAAATACATACCATCAAGAGTTGCGGGAGAGTTCGCAACCAATTTAAACTATTGGCACTTAGGAAGACAGTTTGATAGTAAACCATTATTAAATGAGGACTTTGTTCAAACCGACCCAGAAGCATTCAAGAGGATATTCGCTGTTACAGATGCGGAAACTGATGATGTATATGTTCAAATATACAATCGTATTAACGCTATTCGCAAGATGCCAAAATTCGGGATACCTTACTTGTAATAACATTAAACATAAAAAATCTTCCACCGCTCAAATTTGTAATTTGAAGGTAAATCTCTCCAATGAGAGGATAACAATTAAAACAAACCCGCAGGGGTATATTAGGAAGCTAACTATGAAAAAGAGAAAAGTAGTAGGAATATTTACCTACGATTATAAGAAACAAAAATATGAATCGTCCAACAAACCATCTAAAACGATTCCTGACGACACTTATTCAATTCAGGAATTATATGAGCGTTACCAAAAAGGACTACTCACGATCGAGGGTCAAGAAAACGCTCCAAAATATGAATTAGAGGACGATTCAGAAGACTATGATTCCATCACAATCATAGATCGCCCAGACATCGACGTTACAGACGTAGAGGAAGAGATAAACGAACTAAAATCGAAAGCAGTTCGTAAAAAGGAATCTTCTACGAAAAAGCAGTCAAAACAGACACAAAAAAGTAGTGAAACGGATGATAAAAAGTCTGTTCATGACGATGAAGCAGGAGAAGTTCCTAAAGATGCTGAGAATCAGCAAGATATAAAAGACTGAAAGTCTTTAAGCACATATCCCCCTTGATATATATGTGCTTATTGACACGAAGTGGCAAGAAAAAACAAAAAAAAATGTATTATGCCAGACGGACAAATTAACCCCTATGCATCGGCTTGGACACAAGGCCAAAATCTTAATCCTTTCCAACATTATGGATATACCTCTCCAACTAACGTTACAGTTGCCAAACCATATGCAAAGACAGGAATTGCAAACTTTCTCGGTGGCCCGATCGGAGGAGTTCTCTCCATGGGTGCTAACATTCTCGGCCAAGTAATACAAAATAGGCAACAAAGAAAACTACAAGACAGAGCATTCAACCAGAATGTGTCAATGTGGAAAATGCAGAATGAATACAATTCCCCTGCTCAACAAATGGCCAGATACAAAGAAGCAGGACTAAACCCAAATATGATCTATGGTAAAGGAGGAAGTTCTGGAAATGCATCAATGTTGCCAAAATATTCAGCTCCCCAATATAACATGGATATACAAACCCCTGACGTATTAGGTAAGATTCAACAATATTATCTTCTAAGAAATCAGCAACAGGAATTATCTATGAATCATCAAAAAGTGGTTCAGGAAAAACTAAAAAGTGAAATACTAACTCAAACCTATCAGGACGAAATAAACAAAAAACGTGCGGAAGCGAACAGGACTGGTTCAGTCGCTCAAAAAGAATATTACAATATGCTTAGTAAAAAAATAAACTATGCAAATGAGTATGAACAATGGTCTGTTGGTGCAATGAGAGGAACATACCAGGCTAAACTAAAAAAGCTAAGAGCGGAAGCAGAAATACAACAAAAAGAAGCTGACTGGTGGATTGCTAAAACTATCGGAAATATGATATCAAACGTAGCAAGAATTGGAGTAGGCTACGGAAAACTCGGCCAGACTGGAAAAATGGCTAAAGCAAAACGAATACAGGCTCAGGATGTTACAAAAGGTGGAATACCAAGGTATGACCCAAATTATGGAATGGGCCCTAACTTAAACTTTTAAAATCATGCGTTACAGAAGAAAAATCAGACGTGGCGGACGTTACCGCAGGAAATTAAATTTCAAAAGAGGATACAAAAAACGCGGAAGGCGTAAAAGATTCTATACAATATCCCGCGGAGGTACAAGATTATAAAACTGCACTTTCATAAATTTTAGGTATGTTTGAAATGCAAAAGGGGGGGTAGCTCCCCCCCATATTATAACCTAAAAAACATATTATGAAGTGCTTAAATCGTATTAAAAAAAAGACGGAAACTGTTCCCTGTGGCTCATGCTTAGCGTGTTTAAAAAATAGACGTATGGACTGGTCATTCAGAGTAAACGAAGAGATGAAAAGGGCAAAAAGTGCCCACTTTCTAACATTAACTTATGATAATGATCATGTACCTTATCATTACAGATTAAAAGAAGTACCAGAAGCTAAAACCTACAAATCAGTTAAACCAACACTAAATAAATCAGATATACAGAAGTTCTTAAAGCGTTTAAGAAAGAAACAAGGAGAAATCATAGGAGAGTACCATCAAAAAGGAGATCGCTCATTAGATGCCTTTAAAAACGTTAAAATAGTATACTTTGCAGTAGGAGAGTATGGAGAAACATATAATCGGCCACACTACCACCTAATAATATTCAATCTGATAAAACCAATAGTTCCACAATTACGAGATATATGGAAAAACGGAATCGTTGATATCGGTAAGGTTACACCTAAATCAATTAATTATGTAACTGCCTACGTTACAACATTAGGAATGCATCCAAAAGGTACACTAAGGCCTTTCGCACAAATGTCCAAAGGAATCGGAGAGAATTATGTCGAAAGAATGAAAGACTATCACAAATCAAATAAAAAATTTACTGTTCTCAATTCACAAGGATTAGATCAAAGAATGCCAAGGTACTTAAAGGAAAAAATATTCTCATATCACGATAGATACATGGAAGCAGTAGAAAAGAGAAACGAGGAAGACAAAAGACAATTTGAGAGAGAAAAATTCTGGCATGAGAATAATATCAATGGCTACGAGATCGAAGCAATCGAGAAAAGGCAACAAGAGGAAAAACTTAAAAAATCATTAATAAAAAAACGAAAATTATGAGTTCCCCTATCTTTAATCAGGTAAATAAAAAATCTCCAAATTCTAATGGATTTGACCTATCACACGAAGTTAAACTATCTACCCAGATTGGGAAATTAACGCCTATACTCTGCCAACCTGTTCTCCCTGGCGACCGATGGCGTGTAAATAGCGAACAAATGCTAAGGTTCGCACCAATGTTGGCTCCAATCATGCATCGCGTAAACACCTACGTACATTATTTCTTCGTTCCCACAAGATTAGTATGGAAAAATTTCCCCGACTGGATGACAGGCGGAGAAGACGGAAGCTATACAACTACATTTCCCCAGATCGTATTAAACGAAGCGGAAAAAGACTACTTTAAGGTAGGTTCACTTGCAAATTATATGGGATTACCCGTTATAGACCCTGCCGTAGGAGTAAACGGAGAAACATTCTTAAATGGACTACCATTCAGAGCAAACGCCCTTATCTATAATGAATATTACAGAGATCAAAATCTCGAAGCTAAAATACCTTTAACCTTAGAGGATACACTTGGAGTTGATGAACAAAGGGAATTACTCACTACCAGATACAGAGCATGGAAAAAAGACTACTTTACATCTGCACTACCTTGGGCCCAAAAATCATCAAGCCCAGTAACTGTACCAATCACTCCAATATATGATGACGTATCAACAGTATTAACAGCAAGTGGCGACCCGACAACAGCAGATCCGTTACTGTCGAGCGGATCCACTGAGAGAAACTTAAACGTTGGAGGTTATGCATCACGTGTAGAAAACTTACTTGAGATGGCAATGGATGTAATAGACCTAAGGAAATCTGCACGTCTTCAAGAATGGCTCGAATTAATCGCTCGTGCAGGTGGTCGCTACAAAGAATTAGTCTATGCATTCTTCAATGAAGTTACAGCAGATTCAAGAGTTCAAAGACCAGAGTATTTAGGGGGGGGTAAATCAAATATTATGATAT